GGGCACCAGATAGACCATTGGTGGTTTCTACCATATCATCAAGTATTATAGTTTTATCATAAGGTTTACCTTTCACATGAATATTTAAAATAGCCTTTCTAGTTTTGGCATCTGGATTTCCAATAAAAATACGCTTATCAATTCTACCAGGTCTTAAGAGAGCTTCATCTAATAAATCTGCACGATTCGTAGCACCAATTAGAAAAATACCAGATGTATTTTTGAAACCATCAAGTGCAACTAGCAGTTCATTGAGAGTATTATCACGTTCAGAACCAGCAGTTTCTCCATCACCCGATCTTTTTCTACCGAGAGCGTCAATTTCATCCACAAAGATAATACATGGAATATTCTTATGTGCTAATTCAAAGAGTTCCCGAACACGTCCCGAGCCTACACCAACATACTTATCCTGGAATTGTGAGCCAGAAACAGCAATAAATCCAACTTTAGCCTCTCCAGCAAGGGCTTTGGCAAGCATAGTTTTACCATTTCCTGGAGGTCCCTCAAAAATAAGACCCTTGGGAATACGTACGTTGTATGCTGAATACTTCGTATGATTAGATAATATGTCAACACATTGTTCAAGCTCTTGTTTTACATTTTCATAGCCACCTACATGTGTGAAATTAAATTGGAATTTGGTGATGACTTCAAAGTTATCAGATTTTCTATCCTTTTCTGCTTTATCTGGAAGTGTTGAACGAATTGGTCTACCCCAAATATCCCTTTCTACACCATCTTCATCAATAGGTTGGTTTGCAGCAGCTCTTAATACTCCAGGTTGAATGACAATTCTGAAACCGCCGACTGGAAGTGTATCATTTTCGCCTTCCTTCTTCAAAATACGTTGAAACATATCCATTTCTTCATCATCCATTTCATAGTCTTCATCATCATCTTCACTATTATCTTCTTGATAATAATGGCGTCTAAATTCGCGGTCACGTTTCATTTTGCGCATTAATCTTCTTTTATTATCTGAACTACTGAAATTACTGGAACGAAGGCGTATCAAATATTGTTCATGATAAATCTTAGATAAAGGATATTGACTTTGCTCTCTTCTGGGATATTTACTAAGATAGAGTTTTGTTTCTTGCCCACCCCTAAAAAAATTGGGAAAAATAAGCCCTTGGACCAACCCTAGAAATAATAATATGTTGATTTTGAGAAACATATAATTATTTTATATAACTATAATTTTATACCTGTTTAACAAGTAATATTAAAAGATGTTAATTTAGATTTTAAAGTATTTGTTATGGATTTTAAATTTGAAGTCGTGTTTTTTAATTGAGAACTCGCTTGTTGAATATATTGGACATTTGGGTCATTGGCCATTGCGATACTAACGCCTTGCTCACAAAGAATATTCCAGCTTTCAATAGTATTCACTGATTGAGTAATTATGTTCTTTTCAACAGCACTGAGTTGTGCACCAACTAAGGATGCATCTGTAGGTGATACAAAGTAATTAATATATTGCATAGCACAATTTACTTCATCCATAACATTTTGTAATACAATCTTGGTATCAGCAGCAGATTTAGGTACTTGAATTGTGGTAGTGCTGAATATAGTTTCCTTGAATTTACCGAAAATCTTAGATAAATTTACGATTTTACCAAGGGCAATAGATATGGTATTTAAGAAACCAATATCTGTAATAATATTGACATTTTGCAACTTTGTAATGAAACTCTCAAATAAGTTGGCCAAATCATCGGCAGCCTGGCCAAACTCACTGAACCCTTCAATATCAATATCTAATTCCATTTGTTTTGATTCATTGGCGATTTTACCAGCAGCTTGGAAAAGGACAGCATAGTCATCTATTGTACCTTTTCCATGGAAATCAGAGCAATTAATTTCAGAGGCATATAATTTTATTTGCTTTAATAGAATATCCGCTTGATTATTATTGGATGCATCTACGTAGGTAGTAACAATTTCAGTCAAATTTTCATTTATATTCACATCATTATTACTGGGGTCAGTTGGTGAAGTAAATGTTTCGCGAATAATGTAGGAACCATCAGCAGATTTACCAGTTTGATTTGTAATATCATAACCAGGACCATGAAAAGTAGAACTAGAAAGGTCAGAAACTATGGGTATAGGAGTAGGCATATTTCCACTTAAGTCATCATCACATACTGCACTGAATACATTATTTGTACTGATATCTTGAACATGCGAGACATACGTAGTACTACCACTAAGGTCATATGTTATAGTGATATTGCTAGTTGTATCTATGTATCCAACAGGGATATCATCCGTATCGGGTTGATTTGAATTATTCATAGCTTGTGGTAGTAATGGGGGCTGAGGCTGAGGTAGAGGCTGAGGTAGAGGCTGAGGCTGGGGCTGAGGTATAGGCTGTGAATTTCCACTCGCGTCATTATTGTGGTCGTTGGAGTTGTTGGTAGGTGAGTTTCTACCGTTGTTATTGTTTGATGAAGGCATCAAATTATATTAATTGATGACATTTAAAAATATACAAAGATATTGTTTTGTCTAAAATGACTGCATAGAAGCTAACAATAATAGTATTTGTAAATACAGATTTACAAATATTATATAAGGAAGGGATAAAATGCGACGGTTTGATTTTTATGAGGTTTAATAGATATGTCGTAAGTATTATTTGAGCAAAATGCGGTCGTATTAAAATTAATATAATACGTAAAACAAAAAGAAATAAGAACACTTATTTAATAGGTACAGTTACATTCACATTAATAGGGCTAGTTGTTTGTTTACGAATACAGCCACGCTTGTGAGCAGCCAATGCTTTCAAATTATTTGCAGAGAAACTCTTACAAAGCTCACATTTCAGACCTGGTTTTTGAATAGGAGCTGAATACTTAGTGGCTAAGTATTTATCCAATGTAGGGAAACGGATTTCGTCAATTTGAGATAGAACTTTCTTCTGGCTCTCTTTAAAAACATCTACCACAGCGTTCTTTTGAGAAAGAAAAAGTTGATATTCATTATTGATGGTGTCTAACATTTCTTTGGGTATAGTACAATCATCTTCAGTTTGGTGTTTAAATTGACGCATCTTAGAAGAAAGCTGGTCAATAATATCAACAGCTGCCTCAATTTTGGCAGGTTGATTTTCACCATGATGAACATAAACAATAATGTTATTGTTATGCATCTCAATTTGATAATTCTTTTTACCAGAAATACCACACTGTTGAGAAATAAAAATGCCATTACAATTTTGTTCATCAATAGAAGACAAGAATGCTTGCACTTCATCGGTTGTAACATTTTCTTCTGAGTTCTTGTTATCAATTAGGATATTGGATTTACGAAGGCGTTTTAATAGAATAAGACCTGTAGAATTGGGTGTCTTATTTGGGTTGTGTACTTCTGCGCTGTTGTACATTTTGGTAAGAACACCAGATAGGTTCTTAGAGTTATTCTGTTCATTATTATTTTGGCTGAATTTATGAAGTATTTCACCAAGGTCAGACATAAATTTCGTTTGAGCAGTTTGAATCGTAGCATTTCCGTCTTTGAGAATATTGAGGTTGGAATTGATACGTTCTTCACTGGCACAAATGAACGAGTAAATGGGTTGTTGTACGTTTTGAATCATAGTGGATGATTTCTTTTCAAAGTTGTCTATGAAATCATGGATAGGGTTATTAGCGGAATTTTCGTTACCAATAGTATTGATGGTTGATAATGGCAACTGAGGTTTTGTAATGTTTTCCTTTTCTAAGAGAACTTTCTCAAAAAGGTCAACAATCATGAGGTTAACTGCCTCAAAACTAATGAATGGGTTATCAGTGTAGAATTGGCATATGCGTTGGTCGAAGAGTTCCAAGCTCTTCATCAATACTTCAGTATTATATTTTATACGATTACTTTATTTATACCATTTGAACTTATTAGTTATGGTTATGAACATAATCCCGAGTTGAAGTTGAAGTTAGAAAGAAAGTGACCGCAAATTCTTTGGTTTCTTTGTTTGTAACATCAAAACAGTATTTGCATGGGTAAGATATAGTTCTTCCTGTTTGTCTTTTAATAGTTGTATTTTATTCTGTAATTCATTACATTTTAATCGTAATACGTAGTTTTCGTGTGCTAATTTCAACATATAGTTGTTCTTTTTCATATATTTATACAATGAAAAACATTTTCCTAAAGTTTTTAATCACTAAAGCATTTATGGTAAGCCCGAAATTACAAATATTACAACTGTGACCATAAAATAGAATTGTGATTTTTGTGATTTTGTAAACTACAATCAGTAATTTGTAATTACAAAGTCTGGCTGCTATTATGCAGCGGCGAATTTAGAAAACTTTTGGAAAAATAAAATCTAGTCCAATATTATATGTCTAGCCAGACAACAGCTCCCCAGATGCCCTTCAACCAGTGGCAAAACTTCTACCCCTCCGCCCCTTCAGGTCCTTATGGTTATGGATATGACCAACAACCAGTAACAATGCACGACCAGATTTACGCTACCGTATCTGGTACTGCTGAACGCACAAAACAACAAGCTGCGAATGATATCGCACGTGATATCTTACGCGCCGTTGACCACAATGGCGCAAACAATGGTCATATTACCGAGATTAATGCTGCCCAAGTAACAGCTGCTATAGAGCGTAATGGCTCACAAGGTATGTCCACTACCGAGCGTGTTAACAGCCAACTCGCCACCGCCGTTGAACGCAATGGTGCTAACAATATGTCTGCTATTGAACGTACAAGCGGTGAGGCTCGCCTTACCACAGTTATTTCCGATGCTGCTTCCCGCCAAGCCCAAAACGATAGCACACGTGATGTTCTTAGAACAGTTGACCGTGTAGGTGCGGAGGCAGTTGGTTCCACCAAAGATTCCTTCGCTACTTTATTAGGCACAGTTGAGCGTAATGCAGGTGAAACTCGTTTGGCACAAACTATTGCATCTGGTGTTACTGATAATAAACTAACTGATGTTCGCCATGCTATATTGAATGATGTAAACCGTGGTACAAATGAGATACTTGCTTCCAGTACCCAAAACTTAAATACCCTTACTAAGCATGTAACTGATGGTGCTTGGGAAGCCCGTACTGCTATGGCAAACGGGTTTCAAAATTTATCTGAGGAACACCTTCGCACCAAATTTGACTTATCTAAAGCTGAAGATTCTCACTATGCTTCACTTCTTTTGGAGCAACAAAAACTTGGCCACTTCATGTCTGCCAAGGCTGATGGCCACTTTGCCTCTGGACAATTGGAGTTACAAAAGGTAAAGGAGGGTCTTGCTTGCCAAGCATCCCAATACAATGCTGCTGCTATCTTAGATGCCCACAAGAACCGTGAGGCTATACAAAAAGACCTTGCTGAGGCTCGCTATGAGGCTCTCAAGAGCCAACAATACCTCACGGATAAGATTGGTGAGTGCTGCTGCAGCATCAAGGAGAAGATTGACTTGGTTGACCGTGACCGTCTCCGCGATAACCTTATTGTTGCCCGTGATGACAACAATGTTCTCAAGGTACTTGAGTTTGGCTTTGGTGGCCGTGGATTTGGATATGGTGGCCGCCGCGGTGGATCCCGATCCAGATCCCCTGGAAGACGTTGACGGGAGGAAGGACCGCTAAGAGATAGAAGTGATTCAGATTCTTCATCTGATTCAGAAATATCATCGTTAAGTTCTAGTTCAAGTTCGTCTTCAAGTTCTAGCTCATCACGTAGAACACGCTCATCCCGTAATAATTCTCGTAGACGCAGAAGTGAAAAAGTAATCATTGTAAAAGTACAAGGTCCTACAGGTCCACAAGGAGCACAAGGTGACCCTGGAGTTACTGGTCCGCAAGGTGATGGAATAACAGGTGCAACAGGTCCGCAAGGAGTACAAGGTGACCAAGGTGTTACTGGCCCAACTGGATATACAGGCGATGGAATAACAGGACCTACTGGAGACACTGGTAATACGGGTTTTACTGGTCCTACTGGTCAAGGAATAACAGGTAGCACAGGTCCTACAGGAGACACTGGGTTTACTGGCCCAACTGGACAAGGAGTAACTGGTAGTACAGGATCTACAGGTCCTACAGGAAATCAAGGTGTTCCTGGAATAGCAGGATTATTAGGTCCAGAAGG